TCACCAGCAAGAGTTTTGTATTCCGATTTCTCTTGGCTGGAAAGAAAAAAGGTCGGACGGAATTCAACCTTCCGTCTGACCCTCTTATCATTCTCAACGCCTCTCAGAAGAATAAATCGACCAGAGACGCTGACATTGGTATAAAAATCGGACATATCACCCCAAGATTAAATCTTTTGGAGGCACTACAATTCCTGCCCCGAAGATTTGATTATACCCGTTTTTCACTTCCTCGGCAACATTTGCAACACAAATGATCTTGTCTTTGTGTACTGTAAATGGACCATCAGCAGCGTGCATCCATGGCATAAAACCAAGAGCAGCACCACCATTTTGTTGCGATCTTTGCAAAACGGAAGCAACAGGATTCTTGAATGTTACAAGATCACCTTCTTCACTTGTAATTTCTACTACTAATTCCTCGCCACTTACGAGTTTGAGTGCTTTGATGTTCGACATTCTGTACCTTCCTTTTATAATTGTCAAATAAACCTTTTTCTTTTAGGCTTTGAGCCACGCCATTTCTATAAAAAATACCATGATCCATGACCCAAGTATCCTTACCGACTTTCAGCGACCACCCATTGAATTCTTTGATCTCAATTTCTTTACTGATCAAGAATTCTTTGAATTCAGATAGCGAGTTCATTATTCGCTATCACCAGCGTCGCGATTTTCAGTATTGTGACGCTTCATCTTAAATCCAACATGATTGGCGTGAGCAGCAATCATTGATCTTCGAAGATCACCACGCTCATGTGCATCTTTGACCCAACCATAAGTCTCAGCCATAGCAAGAGCACGTTTCATAGTACGTGGAAGTTTAGCGTTGAAAAAATCACTACGATTAGCCATTTAGAATTTCCTCACATTTTTTAATAAATCTTTCTTTTTGTCCTGGATAAAAACTTTGGTACATATGCCAGAACATTTCATTTCCTTCTGTACCAAATGTTGTGCCAATACCATACTTCGGCATACCATCAGCAAGATCCCAATAAGGTGGCGCATCTTTCGGTTCCCAATCCATACGAATTGGTGGAGCATCATATCGCAACGGCATTAGAATCTCTACAGGAATATTATTCTCTTCAGCAGCAAAAGTCAATTCTTCTGCAACATCACCACGATAGTTTGGATTGAAAGATGGATTCTTGCACTTACGATATGTTTCAATTGTAAATGTGACATTGTGTGGAGCAGCAAAGATATGTTGTTTGTTTTCGATATGATTACTTCTTTGAGCAGATCCAATAACCTTACCAGCATATGCTTGCTCGAAAAAGTGATCAATGACAGAGTCGTTTAATGGCACAGCATCAATATCAAGAAACATGATTGCATCATGACTTCTTTCTTCCAACATATCAATTAACTTATCCATGGTATATCCAGGAGGTGCTTCAGTCAATATGTGATAGTGCGGAATATTCGATTTGTTAAATTTAGCAACAACTCTTTTTTGATGATCCAATAAAACAGGATCAATGTTCTTCATGAAAATAGTCGCAATACATGGGCTCATACAATTTTCTCCACGCCTTCATCGAAGGATATCGGATTATAACTTGGCATATACTTTCGAAGTTTGCTTATGTCTGGTCTTCTATTCGCCACTGAACCTTGAACGCTCGGCAACTCTTCAAATACTGCATCTGGGTAACCAAGATGTTTCGCAATAATCTTCACAGCATCGCCAATTCTAACTTCAGCATCATTACCAATATTGATGACTTCTCTCGAAACATTTTGCGCAACATGAATGCTGGCAGAAATTGCATCTGAAACATAGCAGAATGATCTCGTCTCATTTGCTCCAATCACACTAAATGTTCCGTTCTGAATCTTATTGATTTGATCGCCGAGAAAGTGACCCTGTTTGCTATTCTTTCCATACACATTAAAGTATCGAAGGATCAACCATGGTAAGTTGCTATTTGTCAAAAAGTTTTCGCTTGTAATCTTTGCAAGCCGATAACTCCATCGAGGATTATGAATGTTCTTAATTAAGACATCTGCATTCTCTGGAACAGGTGAGGTTGGATCGTCCGCAACGATTTCGCTGCTAGATGCATAAACGAGATTCTTTAATTTCTCGCACTGACTCGCAAAATTAAACACATTGATATCACAAATAAAATTATTTGTCAAAACTTTATTTGGATACTTGTAGAAGTTTGTTGTTCCGTTGATTGCGCCATAATGATAGATGTAATCAAAATCAGTTGGCAATGTCTCAAATGTTCTAGGATCATTTAGATCCTGACTCACCCAAACGTCACACGGAGGAATCGTGCTTGAGCGAGAGTGATTATCAATCGCCCAAACATAATTATCCGCATCTTTAAGTTGAGTGCAAAATTCAGTTCCCAATAGACCACTTGCACCAGTCACTAAAATTTTAGCCATTCTTTATCTTCTCATTATCAGAAAGCACAGATTGAATTGTTGTGTAATCTAAATCTAATTTGTTCATTAGACTTGCCCATGCTGATGTGTCTTTCGGCAAACAGTGTCCACCAAATCCTCTGAGATTTTCATTACACATCAGATACGCTGGATTGAAACAATCACGTTTGATAATGGTAGTATATACGTTATCATAATCGGCGTCAAGTTTCTTACAAACTTCGTAGAAGATATTGGCAAAAATAATCTGAACGCTGTGATTTACATTGTTAAAGTATTTGACAATTTCTGCTTCTGTTGGTTTGATACAAGAAACCTGACGAGGCAATCTTCCATGAATCTGCTTCACTAAATCAAAGTCTTCTTGTCTATGACTTCCAATAACCAGAAGGTCATGGTTGTACATAAAGTCAGCAAGAGCAGAGCGTGCGCGAAGAAACTCTGGAACGCTGCAGATTTTTAAATTAGGAAATTTTCTTGAGAGACTTTCAGATGTTCCTGGTGTGACTGTGCTTTTAATTGCAACAAGACCAGAATAATTTCTTTCGTTTAACTCTGATACGACTTTCTCTACGATGCTTGTATCGCAATCACCGTTTGGCAATTGATCAGTTGGAACACAAACGAAAGCACAATCAGTATCTAAAACGTCTTCAATTTTAGATCCTTCGTGCTTAACATCGAAGAAACTCATTTTGTGTCCAAGATGAATCAATCCGTCATAAACGGCTGAACCGACAACTCCCTTTCCAATTACACCAACTTTAATCATTTCGCAACTCCTTATAATATGACATGTCTATGCATTTATTATCATCACCAAATGAATGCTCTAGAACAGAACTAGCAACATCCTCGGGCATAATATATCTAGTTGCCGTTGGATTCATCATTTTAGTTTTTGTTTTAACAGGATTAATTAGAACAATAGAAAGATTACTATTGTCAAAATACTCACAAGCACTTAACCATAAGTTGTACAATGCTGCCTTACTTGCTGCATACATCATATACATCTTACGACCTTCACGATAGGCACTTGAACCAATCATGATCAGTTTAATCTTTTTTGCTGGTTTATTTTCGATGTAGTGCTTGATGATTGACCAATTAGATCCAAGATTAACATTCATTGTGTCGTAGTGCTTTTCAGAATTGTCTGCATAATGCCCTGAGCAATTTACAATCAGATCAGGATTTTGAGATACCAAAAGGCTATTCAATAACTCATAACAATCTGATTTATTGAAATCAATTGTTGTTCTATCTACATGAACAACGATGTAATGTTCTTTTAGACCTTGACAAACCGCTGCACCAATTCCACCAGTACTGCCAATGACAACAGCAATTTTAGTCATTGACAATCGAATCTACTCGAACTGTATCTTTCTCATAATCTTCGCCGCCACGTGGACCTTCAGCGAATGCAATAAACACACAGCCCTCTGATCCTGCTTTCATCGCATGAATTTCTTGTGGTCCACTAACGATGAAATCACCAGGAATCGCATCATGCGTAACCAATTCAGTTCTGTCTAAATTTGAAGCATAATATCGCAATGAACCAGACAGAATAAACGTATATTGAATTGTTTGGTTATGATAGTGATTGCCTCTCACGGCACCTGGATTGTTTTGAATTATACAACCATGATGCATAGATTTTTGATAGAAGATATCTGTAATTGATCCTCGTTCATCTGAGAAACTGCCTAGATTATCTTGTTTGTTATCATTTAAATGGTTATAGATGTTATAAACTTTCATTGAGAAATAAACCTTATGTTGGGGTTGATCTTAAGAAGGATTTGCTTTAATTCATCGCTGATATTCCAACTCAGAATCAAAGCATACGGACGTTCGTGCTTTGTAAATTCATCATCTCCACGAATTGGGATTCTTGATAGTGGAGTACATTTACCTTGCTTCGACTTCGAAGCATCAGTGATGCAATGTAAAAGAGTTTTATCGAGTCTGTGCCAATTAAGCCATGTGTTTGCTTTTGCTGCAGCCCCAACTCCAATCACAACTGCACCTGGATCATTCTCGAGAAGTTCATAGAATTTCTTTAACCAATTTGCTCTGTCTAACTCTAACTTCTTCTGAAAACGATTATAAAATTCTATATCATATAATCCAGCAGCCGTTTCTTCTTCAATGGCATTTAGAATCTTTTCTTTATTCTGATTGTCACTTTTAAGTTTTGCTTCAACTCTTAGGCTTCCACCATGATAGTCAACAATCTCAAAGTCGACCATTTGTAAACCAGCAGCATTAAGTAAATTCAAGCAACTCTTAACAGTAAAATAACTGATGTGTTCATGATAAACCATATCAACGAATCGATTACTCTGAATCATAATCAACCAATATGGCACTTCGAAGATGAACACACCATCATCCGAAAGCAAAGCGGCGACGGCTTTGGCGAAGTCTAATGGATTATTCGAATGATTGAAGACATTATTTGCAATAATAATGTCAGCCTTGCCATCGGAGTTCAAAACTTCATTTGCGACTGAAACACCAAAGACTCTTTGAATAGATCGAACACCATTCGCATTCGCAGTGTCACACATTTGCTTTGAGCAATCGACACCAAGAATCTTCTTACCACTCTTATTAAATTGACCAATCAAATATCCATCATTGCTTCCAATCTCAACAGCAAACTGATAGTTTCCGTATTTGCTGATGGCATGAGCAGCAAACTCATCCCAATGCTTTCGAGAGATCTTAGAGTTACTGGAAGTATAACTGTATTCGTACAGGTTATATCTTTCTTCATCGTCACTCATATAACCCAATTGAATCAACCCAGATTCTGGATTTAAAGACAATTGTAAAGGAAATACTGGTTCTGATAAGTGTAGTTGATTTTCAGCAATAAAGGTATCAGCATAAGAATGCTGACCAAAATCTAAAATCTTTTGAACAGGATTGCCAGTAATAAGACAATCCGATAAAAATTTACTTTTATACAATGAGTTCATAATCTGCAGACTCTATTTTTTTAGTGTACCAATCATCTTTGTGTTTTAAAATTTCTGAATAATATTCAGCCATGTATAATTCATCTGGATACTTTACATAGTATCCAAGTTGTTCGTTCCAATATCCTGGAGCCCATCGCGTAGATGTATCTTTCGAGCGAACTGAATACATGAAGTATGGGAAATTGCCAAGATATCTTGTAGATTCTCCAAACTCAATATCTAAAGTATTCTTTACTGCTGCTTCGAGGTTCTTGAAAGTGTGCATCATCACTCGCTGATACATCAAATCTGGATTAGTGATAATGTGTTTCAATATGGATAAGTAGCCTTCCACATTTTGACGCGACAGTACTGCATACCTATCTGTCACTCCGCCGTGATACTCACCATCTGGAACCCAAACGTATTTTGGATCCATTAATTCCATTGGAGGATGCGGACAAAGATACATGAAGTCTGATCTTGCAATTACAAATCTATCATATTGATCTAGAACTTTGTCATTTCTTAAATGATGCAACAAAAGCCATCGAAAGAAAATGAGAATTGCTCCTGCACCTGGAGCATTATTAATTGGCGACAACCAATTGGCTTGGCTGTCATTATTGTATAGAAGATTCTTCCAACGATCAGTATGCTCTGGAAACTCTGTTAATCGTGCATGCTCAAATGAATCTACCCAGTCACTATACTCATGAGTGGTCCATTTGTATTTGGCAGTTTGCCAGAATGGATTATTGTAATCATAGTTATCATCGACAGAGATACACAGAGCAAGATCTGCATCCAAAACGTCTAAAACGTTTTCTTTAAACTTATCCCAAACAATATCATATTCTCGTGTTTGAGAAATGACGCAGACTAGAGTTTTTTCCACGGCAGTTCTCCATTATGCCTTTCAAGCATTCGTTGATTACCTTGCAAGAAGAAATCCGCTTGCACTGACAAGCCAGTATTTCCTACACGATATCTTACCGTATAATCACGTGTGCCGTCAAACTTTAGTTTGTTATTTGGGTGCATGAGTACTGCAGCAATCGCACGATCGATTTCCATCTGACCAGGCTCGCGGAATTTGCGATACCAGACTGGGGTTATTTGCACAGCAACTTCTTTCTTGACAAAATAGCAATTGACATCAACGAAGAAATCTTCTGGATGTAGAATACTTGCCCACATACCCAAAGACTCGCAGTCATCAAGACAAAGAACATTATTATCCTTGTCAATGATCTTGCGAAATGAAAACGCCCAGTCTAAATTTTTCTCTTGAACGAGTTTGACCAATTTCTCAATATGATCTGGTTCAAGAAGATTGTCGTCGTCTAACCAGAGATGATAATCGCCATCTGCGAAATAAGTAGCAGCACCGTACACGCGATGACCGTTGTAACGATTAGTGCCTGTAGGATATGGTAATACACAAACATGTTCATTTACTCCGTTAGGAAATTCAGCAGCCAATAAAATCTCGTCTGCTTTGTCCCAACGCTGTATACCATCAACTACAACAATGTGTTCAACGTTTTTATATGTTTGTGCACGAACTGATGCGATACATTCACCAAGGAATGGATTGCCTGTTGTGGGTGTAATGATTGATACTTTCACAAATTAATCCCAAAGATTTTGATAATACTTTCCAAACAAACGAAAGCCATTCCTCTTTCGTTCCCAATATGCTTTGGCTTTGGCATCGTCGAACTTACCTTTGTCGACGGTGACCATTTCAGAATGATCAGTACCTTCTACCTCTACCCATTTATATTTGGGCTTCTTGATCCAGAAGTTTGGTTCGCGGTCTTTTGCGTGTTCGCCGAAAGTCCAGATCATTTCTTTCATGATCCAGTCCCAACGCTTGAAGTGAAACTCATCCACATCCCATTCGTTTTTCTTAGGCTTGGCATTGGTAGAACGAAGATGCTCAGGAACATCCTCATCTTCGGTATAAGGTGCGCCATGAGTAGTCTTGCGCAACTGCTTGAGCATAGGATGAATGATCTCAGCAAGAGTATGATCCATGCTCCATGTATCCCATGGATCAATATGAATGGACTTCTTTTGCTCACCCTTTTTAGGATACTTGCCAATTGAAATCTTCATGACAGAAAATACCTCATGATTCCTGCAAACAAAATCACACCAATCACACCATTCAGAATCATCAATGCACGATCATTCCATCTAAATCCAACAAAGAACCAGCCAGCGGCACCAATCCAACTACAGATTAAATCTATGTATTGAAATTGAGTTAAGCCGCTGGCTCGAACTGTGATACCAACAAGTGTGATAATACTTGCTGTCCATTTCACATACCAAGTTATGTCATACTTGGGAGTGACTGAATTTACTTTTGTCACGACTTCTTACGACGCGCTGCTCGTTTCTTAGAACCTAGTTTAGCGCGACCTTTGCCATGTCGTTTTGTTCCTGTTTTGGCTGGCATGAATCACCTCACGGAGCAAATGGATCTACTGGGGCAGTAGAGGGTGCGGCGAAGTCTGTATGACTTGTGCCGTTACCAAATTCAAGATCAAGTTGTTTGTCATTGACCTTGAAATCATTCACAACATCAAAACGATCGCCGATTTCAAACTTGTATCCGATTGCTTGCATGAAGTTCATAAACTCTTCAAGCATTTCAGGCACACTCAAATCATTATCGTCAAGTTCAACAACGACTCGTTTGTTAGAAGTCTCATCCCAAAAACGACCATCGCTTAACTTACCAGAATATTCAAATCTAACATTAGCCATAAATCACCTATCAGTTATTTGCGGAATACGTCTTTATATATTCGCGTTCTTTACATTCTTCCATTATACGCTGTTTTTCTGACAAAGGCAACTTGTACCAGTCAGTTATCTCTGCCACAGTGCGAAAACACCCGACGCAATATTCACGTCGGGTGTCTAGTTTGCATATAGTCTTACAAGGACTGATCAGAGTTTCCACTTGTCTTCAAGAGTGAACTTGTTGACATAATAATCATATACAGACCAAGCAAGACTACCAATCAAACCCAAAGCAATAACGATCATCCCAAACTTCGGACCGAGTTGGTCGAGAAGAACATAACATCCACAGAAAATGATACTAAAATAAACAAGAAATTTTCCAGTTTCAATAGCAGCCTTTGAACGAATACTCATAAATTAATCCTCGTCAGATGAATGATGTGGTTGTTTCGGGACAACCACTTTCCCGCATCGTTTGCAAGTTTTGTTTACAAGGATGTCAAAGGGATAGTAACTGCAACGACTGGGTCGCCACAATCCTTCCCATTTATGCAGACCAAAGAAACAGAGAATTTTACCCACGGCGCATTCTCGAGATATCTTTCATCTGCTCTTCGTCGATGACAGGCACTGCATTCGACTTGTGCATCGTAGCAATACCCTTCACCAGAGTGCCTGTATACATCAGGCTCTCTCTTTTCTCTGTAAAGACTTTATCAGAGTTCAGCGACTGAACACTGCGAGCAGCATCAGCACCAACTCGTGACCCATAAGAAAGGCTCGGCAATTTCTCAACACCGAGAATCGCCGAGGACTTGTTATACTTTTTTGCAACTACACCCTTCTGCTTACGCTTCTTCTTTGGTTTGAAACGTGCAGCGCAATAGATCATCATACAGGATACTTCTCGTTGTGACCTTGATAAAACAATTCAAGAGAATCAACCTTCGTTCGCACCTCATGCGGCAAAGGCATGTCGTGAATCTTGGATAGAGAAATCATTTCACGAGCAAACTTCCGAAGAGTTTGCAACTCTTCAATTGTGCCGCGATTCAATACTTCAAAGTCACCTTCGCTCATACTTTTTCCACCAGTTTAGATAAAGTGTAATCAGCAATCTTTGCTCGAATCATGGAAGGAATATCAGTGTACGGATCTTCCAAGAAATAAGAGCAACCACTCGTCCAACTATTATACTTGACAAATCTAGCAAAATCAATCATATGTTTGCGATTGCTAGGATCAAATTGAACTCTTGCTTTTGCTGCAAGAACAGAACGACGATATTCATTTGTCATCGTAAAAATACCTGTCTTTTCGTTTGGCTGGGATACAGATTAGTATACCTGAAACGAATCCGCAAAGAAACATCAACACACCGAAGATGAATCCATTATCTTCCATCAACCTTCACCTTCTCGCGGCTCAGTGGCAAGAGTATCAATTACATCCCAACCCAATTCAACCAAACGGTCTTGAACATGATCAGGATTGGCACCACGCAACTCTTCTGGAGTGAATATCACAACTGCATATCCAAGACGTTGCATTTTAACACAAAGTTCAAAGACTTTGCTTTCTGTCATTACATCGCTCATTAGTAATGCTCCGCATTGTAATCAACATCACCTGGATCAAAGACAAGATCATCATAACTGACCATGTCAGTATCGTATTCATTGTAATCAACATCACGATTCTCATATGCTGCGAGAATCTCATTTACTTCAGTCAGTGACAAGCCAGTGATCTTTGCAATCTCTGCTTCCTTGAGCCCATCGTGACGATGCATCTCGATGACATCAATCTCTAAATTTTTGAAGTATCCCATTAGAACGGCACCCCTTCACCCATCGGAATCTTGTTCAAGTCTTGTTGCGTCTTGCGATCACCAACAACAAGCAGTGCATGACACGCACGCTCAAGTTTCTCCGCAAGATCATAACAGTTCTTGGCACTCAGATCATACTGAGTCATGGTGTTCGCCAGAACATGATCGACACCATTCACCAGATCGATCGCCTCACTCAGCAAAGTTTCAGTTTGCTTTCTCATATTATTCCCACTCCTTAAAATTTTGATCTGCTTCGTTCATATCAAAGCCAAAATTGTACTCAGCAATTTGCTGGGCAGTCATGAATCGCTCAGGAATCTCATCACTCAAATACGTCGCATCAGTGAAGAAGTGCGGACGACGAGGACGACGATAGTAACTGTCAGCAGAACCACGGTCATACGGACCGCCATGTCGTTTGTCGATGTTCATTATGCAGCCACCGACGAGTCACGCCACACAACCTGCACGCGAGGAGCAGCATTCTTTTCTTCAGCCAGATCGTCGAAGAAAGAATTGCCAGGCAACGGAGCGACGAAAGTATCCGAGAGGATTTTCTTGTCAGCATTGCCCTGCCACACACGCTGGACGGTGCGAGCACGGAAAGTGCCGTCCATCTCGCTGATGCCGATCACGACACCAACATAATAACAGTCATTGACACCAACGAAGTCAAGAGACTTGACAACGTCACCAATTTTCACAGTGTTTTCGTATTTCATAAGACAATTATAGCATTTTTAGACGTTTTTAGCAACAGTAAAAACTCTTGCAAAATCAATAACTTACGAGCACGCTTTCGAAGGTGCGAAGAGCATCCTCGAAACACATGTCTGGAAGGTCGATTTTGTTGCCTGTAACACGGCATTCTATCTGATAATGATAATCGCCCACATACCACAGCGTGTGGCGGTCACCGAATAAGTCGGTCCCAGAAGTCATGTATTTCATGTATGTCATACAACAATTGTGGTATAAAATACAGGAAAATACAACAGAAAAAATCTGAATAAAATCAATAACTTACGACACCCTCTCTCGCCGAGGAGAGAGCCGAGAGAGCGGTCCTAGAATGGGGGTTCCCCGAGTTCTGGGGGGAGGTCGAAATACCGTATTCGGACTCCTGCCTCGCGCAGCATGACTTCCGCATGCTCGATCGAGTAATGCTTTCCCGCACCCTTACCTGTGAATGGTCGGTTTGGTCCGATGACTTCCTTGATCCCTGCTTGGATCAATGCGCGTGTGCAATCAGCGCATGGCTTGGGTTCAAAATTTAAATAAGCACGAGAGTTGTTAAGAGAAACACCAACACGTGCGGCGTTGAAGATTGCATTGCGTTCAGCATGTTCAACCCAGTGATACTTTTCTGGACTCTTCCAACGATCTTTCCAATCTTCTTCAATGCCTCTTGGAAAGCCATTAAAACCCGTCGACAAGATGACGTTATCATCATTAACAATCACACACCCCACCTTTGTCGACGGATCCTTGCTCTTCTGAGCGATCAGAGTAGCCTGTAAGATAAACAATTCATCCCACGATAATTCATCACGAATCATAATATAATCTCAATGGTTATTTGATATCAATCTTACGAGGTTTCTGTTCTTCAGGAATGACATTTTCTAATTTAATAGAAAGAATGCCATCAGCAAGATTTGCATCACGAACCACTACTGTGTCTGATAAAACAAATTGGCGTGAGAACTTACGACCAGCAATACCCTTTACAAGATAGTTGCGTTCTTCTTCCTCAGCCTTTTTGCCTGTGACTTTGAGAGAGTTTCTCTCAGCAGTGATTTCAATCTCATCTTGTTTGTA